GGCGGATCTCTTTGAGGTTTGTCCGGTGACCATTCCGGCCTATCCGCAAAGCGTTGCATCGGCGCGGTCAGCGCAGGAAGTATTTGATTCTAGGAACGGTTCGCGGCTTTACGAAAACGAGTTGAAGTTGCGGATGTTGGATTTGATGGAGATGGAGGGAAAGTAGATGAACGAAACAATTAGAGAATTACGGCAACAACGCGCAAATCTGATCGGCCAGGCTCGAACCTTGGTGGACAAGGCTGACAAGGAAAAGCGCAGCATGAATGCGGATGAAAATGCAACATGGAAGAAGTACATGGATGGCGTGAAGGAGTTTGAGGACAAGATCGCCACAGAGGAACGAAAGGATCAGCTGGCAGCGTTGGAAGGTACTTTGACCGGTGCAAATGATCCGCAAGCAGGGCAGCAGAACTTGGATCAACGTTCAGAGCAGGATCCGACAAACGCACCTGAGTATTTGTCAGCATTCCGTCGAGAACTGCGTGATGGTCGTAATGCAGTCTTTACACAAGAAGAGCTTCGAGCGATGCAAGAAGTTAGAGCATTGCAAGCTGGTGTGAATGCTGATGGAGGATATTTGAAAGCACCTGAGCAGTTTGTTCGTAAGCTGTTGACTGGTCTGAAAGACCAAGTCTTCATGCGTCAGTTCGCAACGGTGTTTACTTTGACTAGTTCTGCGAGCATGGGTGTTCCAACTCTGGAAACAGACATTGCTGATGCAGATTGGACCACTGAACTTGGAACGGGCGAGGAAGGGTCCATGACCTTTGGCAAACGTGAATTGAAGCCGATTCCTTTGGCCAAGCGAGTGAAAGTGTCTAATACACTTCTTCGGGTTGCAGCGCTTCCAATCGATGAGATCATCAACGATCGTCTGTTGTATAAGTTCGCAGTTGCTGAAGAGAAAGCTTATCTGACGGGTGATGGAAACGGTAAGCCGTTAGGGGTCTTTACACCAAGCGCCAATGGTATCTCTGTGAATCGAGACGTTTCCAATGGAAACCTTGCGACTAGTATCACATATGACGGCCTGCTAGCAACGAAGATGTCACTGAAAGAAGGCTACCGTCGTAAAGCGCGATGGATGTTCCACCGGGATGCAGTCCTCCAGATCATGCAACTGAAGGACAACAACGGCCAGTATATTTTGAATCCGAATCTTCCAGATGCGGATAAGATCCTGAACATGCCGTACCATACTTCTGAGTTTGCACCAAATACCTTCACGACTGGCCAGTATGTCGGTGCGTTGGGTGATTTCAGTTTCTACTGGATTGCAGATGTGCTGAATATGACAGTTCAGCGTTTGGTGGAACTGTATGCAGCAACCAACCAGACAGGTTTCATCGGTCGCAAAGAGACTGATGGTATGCCTGTTCTGGAAGAAGCCTTTGCACGCGTGAAGCTTGGATAGGAGGTTGATGATGAGAGTGAAGATGAAGAAGACATCCGCGGGTCCCGCGGGTGTCTTTCTGATCAGGAAAGAATATGATTTGCCAGCTGAATTTGCCGAGCAGCTGATTCAAGCGGATGCGGCGGTATCATCGGAACCCAAACCTGTTTCGGTCGAACCCGACCAAGAAGAGGATCAGGATTCTGAATTGAACCATGTAGGCGGCGGGTATTATGAGCTTCCGAATGGTGAGCGGATCAAGGGAAAGGACAAGGCGGAAAAAGCGCTGGCCGATTACATTGAAGAGAAAGCTCAAGAAGAGGCTGAACAAGAGGGTGATGAAGAGTGAGCGTAATGCTGATTACACCGGCGGAAGTATTGCCGGTGGACTTGTCGCTGGTGAAAAGGCATCTGCGACTGGAAGCGGATGATGTGAGCGAAGATGTGCTTTTGACTCAGCTGATCCGTGCCGCTGAAGGAGTATGCGAGAAGTATCAGGGCCGGGTGTATTCAAAAAAGGGCTTCACGGCATTTTATGAATACGCCTATGAATCAGTCAAACTGCCGAATCCGCCGCTGGTTGGTGTCAGCGAGGTGAAATTACGCCTGGCTGATGGAACGGAAATGGTGGTTCCTGAGACAGAGTATTTCGTTGACAAGTATTCCTTTCTTGGGCGGGTGGTGCTGAAGGTTCCATCTGTGTATCAGGGATTGGAACTTGAACCCAATGGATATCAGATCACTTTCGAAGCCGGCTATGAAAAGATTCCGGATGCATATGCTCAAGCGATCATGTTGCTTGTTGGGCATTTTTATGAGAATCGGGAAAGTGCATCGCCGGTAGCCTTGAATGAGATCCCATTTGGTGTAAAAGCGCTTTTATCGCCGGATCGGGTGGTGAGCGTATGAGGGCAGGATCACTGAATGAACGGATCGTTGTGATGGATTTGGTGCGTGAGCCTGATGGACTTGGCGGATCCACCAACGCATATGAGGCTCGCTTGAGCCTTTGGGCCAATGTCAAAAAGGATGGAGAAAAGCGTCAGGTCACGATCCGTTATCGAGGGGACGTTTCCAAGGGACAGTTTATTCTTCATAAGGGAAGAACCTATGAGATCAAGGATGCTTTTGATCCATCCGGCCGACGCAGGGACATGAAGTTGGAATGCGAGGAAGTGTAAGATGAAAGATCGTATTCATGTGAAGATTGAAGGGGTGGAACAAGCCGTTTTCAACTTCAATAAGCTGGAAAAAGAGAAAAAAGCTGAAGCACAGAAGGAACTCAAAAAATCAACCCAGGCCATCAGAAAGGCGGCGAAAGCCAATGTGGTTGCCAAAGGGTTGGTGCATACCGGCGATCTCCTGAAGAACATCCGGACGAGGAAGGTGGATGATTATTCGTACCGTGTCTATGTTCCAAAAAAGATCTTCTATGCGCGGTTCTGGGAACTGGGGACCAAGCGAAATCCTGCAAAGCCTTTTCTATTTCCGGCTTATAACAATCAAAAGCCAGAGCTCTTGGCGAAACTGGCAGCCATGCTGAAGAAAGGGGTGTAGTCCATGATCAAGGAGATTCAACAGGCAATCTTTCAAGCCTTGAGTGGAGATCAAGTCTTGATTGGGAAAGTGTCATCCATTACGGATTATCTACCCAATGAAGAGGAACAGACATGTCCCTTTCTTGTGATTGGAGACATACAGTTCTCTCCCAGAAACACCTTCGGGAAAAAAGGGAAGGAAGGGAGTCTGGTGATTCAGGCTTTCAGCGAGTATGACGGGAAGTTTGAGCTTATTGAGATTGAGAGCGAAGTTGAACGGGTCCTTGAGACTGTTCTGGTCCCGGGGATCGGCTTTTTCAATCTTGAACTGGATGAAGAGCAGATTTTTGAGGATGAAGGAGACAATTCGTTTCAGCTGAACATGCGGTATCGGGTTGTCGGGGAGGTATGAGATGAAGCTGTTTTCGATATTTAAAAAAAAGAGAAAACCGATCGCGGTCGACTGTCCTCATGACGATTTGGTGGAGCTGACCACGTTTGGCGACGAGGAGCGTAAGTTCCGCTGCAGAAAATGCGGAGCGGTAATTCGATTTGAACAGGGGGTGGAGGAATGAGTTTAGCAGCAAAGAATTTGAGAATCAAAACCGGCGCGAATCCGATCACAGGATTGAACGATGCCAGCTTCAACATCAACGGTGAAACCATCGAGGTGACAACCTTTGAGAGTGCCGGCTGGAAGGAACGAATCCAGGGATTGAAGGATTTTGCCATGAGCCTCAGCGGGTTCTATGAAAAGGACGATGCGAATGGCCAGGGCGCTTTGAAGAGTGCTCTTTTGAACGGTACATCGATCTCGGTGGATTATCTGGTGGATGGCGCTGCAGGTTTTCGGGGCGACTATCTGGTGACCAGCATGGAGACCGGAGCGGGAGCATCCGGAGAAGTAACCGTATCGTTCTCATTGGAATCGACCGGTTCCTTGACGATTATCTAGGGGGGATTAGATGGAAGCAGGGAGACTTGCCAAGGTGATGGTGAGTGGAGCACCGATCCCTTTTGTTGATGAAGCGACAACCACATCCGACCAGAAGACCTTTCAAATCTCCACGGAATCGAAACGGGTCCTGGATCTTGATGCGGATGTAATTGTCAAGGTTGACGGGGGAACTGTCAGCTCGGGATTTGTGGTTAAACGAATCGCGGGAGAAATTGTATTTGAAGAAGAACAGGCGGGCGCTGTAACGGTGTCCGCTTCTTATTTGCCGCTCACGGTTGCGGCACAGTGCTATGAGTATTCCTTCACGATGGATGCAGATTCCAGAGAGACTACGGCCTTCGGGATGGATTACAAGCGCAGAGAGCCAGGACTGATCAGCGGGAGCGGAAGCTTAAGCCAATGGTTTGAGATGGACATGTATTTTATCAATGCGCTTTTAAGCGGCAAGCATGTGGTGATTGAGATGCATCCCGGGGCGAATGTTTCGCCTGACCGGGTTTTTGCGCTCTTGGATTCCGATGAAGTGAGCGCGGCGGTGGCGGATTCATTGAATGAGTCTGTATCGTTTTCAACGAAAGAAAAATGGATGTAGGAGGACGAGATGAATTTACGAGACAAGATTTTGCAGTGTGCGGATGTAGAAGAAGAACTGGTGCATGTTCCGGAGTGGGATTGCTCGATCCTGGTACGGGGGATGGCAGGAGACAAGCGAAGCAAGCTGATCCAGGAATGCGTCAAGGTGAATGCCAAGACCAAGCAGAGCAAGACAGACCTTGAGAAGATGTATCCGATCATGATTATCGAATGCGCCTTTGATCCGGATACCAAGGAACGGATCTTCTCCGATGAGGATCGGGGTGAGCTTTCCAAGAAAAGCGCGAAGGCTTTGGACCGGGTGTTCAAGGTGGCCTCGGCTCTTTCTGGAATGGAAGATGAGATTGAGGATCAGGAAAAAAACTCTTAAGCCACCCGGAAGGCTTCTTTTACTATCAGCTGGCAGAAGAACTCGGGTATGCGAGTGTACGCTGCATGCTTTCACAGATGAGTAGCAAAGAAGTATCGGAGTGGCAGGCATATTTCTCTATCAAAAAGAAAAGGATGGAGGAAGAAGAAAAGAAGATGAAATCGAAGTCGAAGTCCAAAGGGATTTCGACTTTTGAGTAAGGGGGCGAATTCATGGCGACAGTTGCAAGTTTGATGGTCAACATCGGGGCGAACTTGAGCAGTTTCGAGAAGGGCATGAACAAGGTTACCAGAGACTTGAATCGCACCTCAAGGAAACTGGAGAGTGCCGGCGGTACTATGACCAGCGCCTTTACCATGCCAGTTATGGGTGCCGGGATTGCCGCTGGAAAGATGGCCGGTGATTTCGAGGTGGGACTGAACAAGGTCAGCACTATTGCCGATGGGACGGTCATGTCCATGGAGAGCATTGAGAAGAAGTCTCTGGCCTTGTCGGACAAGATGGGCATAGCCGGCGGAGAAATCACCGAAGCCTTGTATCAAACCATTTCAGCAACCGGGGACACGGCCAACGCATTTTCCTATGTGGAGGTTGCAGCGCAAGCGGCCGAAGGCGGCTTTTCTGATATTGGAACATCAGTGGATGGATTGACCACGGTCATGAATGCCTATGGGCTTCAAGGCGCGGCGGCCATGCAGTCGGTATCCGATCAGATGCTGATGGCGCAGAATTACGGCAAGACTACCTTCGGTGAAATGGCAGCATCCATTGGCAATGTGATTCCGATTGCATCGTCTCTGGATGTATCCACTCAGGAGTTGTTTGCATCGATCGCGACCTTGACCAAAAATGGTATTCAAACTTCTCAGGCAGTTACGGGATTAAAGGCAGCTTATTCGAATATCCTGAAGCCATCCAAGCAGGCATCCGACATGGCAGCGGAATTGGGGCTTGAGTTCAACGCAGCACACCTGAAGTCTGTGGGATGGGCCGGCTTCCTGGATGAGGTGAGGGATAAGACCGGCGGCAATGCGGATATGATGGCCCAGCTTTTCGGATCCACGGAAGCCTTAAACGCCGTAACGGTTCTGGCCACAACGGGAGCGCAGGACTTTGCGGGAGCTCTTGATGCAATGGCGGGAAGCGCCGGCGCTACTCAGGCGGCCTACGACAAGATGAATCAGGGCTTCAATGATTCTGTGGGCGATACCCTTGTCCAGCTTCAGAATCTGGGCATTATGATGGGGGATATCATCCTTCCATACTTCAACCAGGGGATCCAAAAGCTAGGCGAGTGGATCCAGTGGTTCAAGGGGCTCGATGATGCAACCAAGGAAAACATCGTAAAGTTTGCGCTCTTTGTTGCGGCGATCGGGCCGGTGCTTCTTATGATTGGCAAGGGGATCTCTGTGGTCAGCGCAATCACGACTCAGTTTTCCTTGATGTTCAAGTTTTTGGGCATGATCAGCACAGGTTTTGGAACGGTATTCGGTTGGATCGGCAAGTTGGTTGGCATTATAGCCGGGCCCTTGATGTCCGGGCTTCAGGCCTTGTTTGCGTTCATTGTAGCCAATCCGATTGTCCTAGTGATCGCGGCGATTATTGCCGCTCTTATTTTACTTTGGAAGAATTGGGACACTGTAAAGACCTGGATCCTTGAGACGGTGACGAAGCTTCGAGAAGGAGCGGCGCAGAAGTTTGAAGAGCTTTCCACTTCCGTGACTGGGACTGTTGAACAAATGAATACCTGGTTGATCGACAAGTGGAACGGACTCAAGACGGGAACTGTGGCCATCTTTGTTGGTATTCAGACTGGTGTTGTTGGAGCATTTGAAGGATTGAAAACCAAGGCGCTTTCCATTTGGGATTCCATTGGTAGCGGAATTAGAGAAACGATCAACTTCATAATTCGTGGAGTCAATACCTTGATAGCTGGTATGAACAAGATCTCCTTTAAGATACCGGAATGGGTTCCTGGTGTTGGTGGAAAAAGCTTTGGAATTAATATTCCGAAGATTCCAATGCTGGCTGCAGGTGGGATCGTGACAAAGCCAACCCTGGCCATGATTGGCGAGGCGGGACCGGAGGCGGTTATTCCTTTGTCGAAGGGATACGGTGGATCCTCGGACGGACCGCGGCCGATTGTGATTTATCTGGATGGCCGAAAGATTTATGAAGGGGTCGATGAAGCTCTGGGTGATCGGCTGCTTGGCGTTGGGGGTGTCTAGGTGAAAGTATATATGAATGCCACCGGGGACACCCAGCTTCCAGGTGTGGCCAAGGTGACAAGAAAGACGGTCCTTGATGGATTTGGATCCATTTCTGTCGCGGGCATCGACATTGCAGAGAATTTAAAGTACAAGACGCTTCGATTTTTCAAGGCTTATCCGGATCTTTATGCACTTGGCCAAGTGACAGACCAGCAGGAATCCGATGCCGGTGGCGTGAAGGCCGTGTCTCTTTCCTGTAGCGACAATGCCTTCTATTTGAAGAAGCGTGTGGTTGCCGAGCGGTTTGGATCCGAAGACAGCTATCAGGGGCGACCGGATCTGATATTGAAGTATCTGATCAGCCGGTATGTTCCGGAACTGACTACGAATGCGGTGCAGTCCTGTTCAGAGGTGATTGATGAGTTGTATTTGGAATACATCTATATGAGTGAAGTCATGAACCGGATCATGAAGCATCTTGCCGACTGGCATTGGTATGTGGATGGAGGTAATGATCTTCATTTCTTCAAGGGTTACGAGTCTGAAGGGGCGAAGTTTGGAAAAGTGGGAGAGTATTTCAATTTCCAGATCAATAGCCTGAATGTCTCCTACAAGGGAGAAGAAGGTGCAAACCGGATCTGGATTGTTGGGGCAAAGCAGGCATCGCCTGACTACATCGATCAGTATTTCACATCGGATGGAGTCCAGCGGGTGTTCCCTCTTGCTTATCTACCAAACTATTCGGAGATCACCATGGACGGGGGAGACCCGATGAATTGGAAGCTTCTGAAGAACGATGATGGGGCCCAGGACTTCTTGATCGACAAAGAAGGAAAAGTCTTGAGCATACCTGCGAATGTCAATCCGATTCCCACGGGACAGATCCGGATCCATTACCGGCCAACGGTTCAGGTGGTGGATTACTTCGAGGATCCAAAAAGCATACGCGCACACGGCCTTCTTGAGGCGGTAGTGAAGAGCAAGGATATCACTGACCGCTTATCTGCACGGAAGGTTGGCAAGGCCATGCTGAAGCGACAGGCGAGGTCTAAGCGGGTTGTGAGCTTGAGAACGCTTGAGGAACGAAAGATCGGTCAACGGTGCGAGCTGGATATTCTCACCGACAAGTGGGATGTGCGAGGATTCTTTTTGGTGACAGATGTGACCGAGGAGAGCGTACCGGGGCATACGGTCTATTCGATCGGATTGGAGGAGTTGTAGATGAAGCTGACGGATGCATTGGCCAATCAGAATTCGAGGGTGACTGCCCTGGAGGGTGCAGACTTCAATTCGAATTCGACGATTGCAAGAATAACAAAATTTTACGGAGACCTGAAGGTCACGATGGCGGTTAAGATCCGCCGGCACAAATATCACTTTGCATCGAGTGATCTGTATCCTTCAGACGATCTCTTTATCTAGGAGGTGGGGGATTGATTACCAGTGCGGGTTTGGCAAGAGTCCTGGCCTTATTGGATCAGGACCTTGAGTATTTTGGTTTGGGATCCGGAACACCTCCCGGGGTGGATTCTGTGATTCTCGACCAGGAAGCAATACGAAAGATTGCGACCACAACGATCGATGGAGACACCTTGATCAAGGAAGTATATCTTGATGAGGGTCAGGGCAATGGGATTCATTTCACATCGGCGGGAATCTTCGGCGACGGAGCGACTGCTGCAGTCGATACCGGGAAACTTTTTGCTGGTTCTGAGATCGATGTGGACAAGGATCAATATGAATCTCTCACGGTGAGCATCGAGATCACTGTGGAAGCGGAATAGGGG